GTTTGGGTACTTGAATCAAATAGTATTGACCATGCTGTACCAGTCCATTCAATAATATCATTTTCACCTGCAACGAAGTCGGTATTATCAGCATTTTTCCAAGCATCAGCACCATCGGTGTTTATTGCATTACCTATAGAACCTAATAATAATACCCTAACACCATTAACTGATTTAATAGTAGTTGGATTAAAGTTAAGTGGATCAATAATATAATCTATTTTATTTCTATCACCTGTTGATCCTGTAAGAACCATATCACTTGGAATAGTATCATCGTCCCAATTAATATTTAATGTTGATTCATCATTTGGGTTAACTGCTACAGTTCCATTAACGCTTTGATTAATGTCTGCTCTTGTTAACTGTATTTGACTTAGTCCTGATCTAAATGAACCTGGCAATGCTTCAAAGAATCCATTCCAGTTAGTATTGCCAACAATACCTTTGTGTATAAGTTGTGCAGTATTGCCTAATACAAGTACATCATAATCGTTGTATGCTGTAACGGCAAGTCCTGCACTATCTTTACGTATGATAGTTCCGTCTTTATCTTGTTGGAATACACCTTCAGCAAATTCATCATTGTATGATTTTAATTCAGGCATTGTAGCACCAAGGTCAACATTGCCTGTATCTTCGTTAAAGATACTCATTATAATATTTGTTATAACACCAAGTTTTTTAACTTTAACTGGAGGTGAAATATATATAGGTGCACTAAACGTTAGTGAACCAACATCAATCTCGCTTTCAGTACCTGTAGGCATTGACCTACTACTAAAGTTTACAGCATCTAACTCGACTACACTTAAACTTGTCCAGTCAATATAGTTGTCAGTAGTTTGTATTTCTAAACTTGGGTTGAACAGCATTAATATCTGTTCCATAATTTGTAATTTTTGTTCTGTATTAGTTGACCATATGTCAGCGTTAACAGTTAACTTGTAAGGCGTAGGCATTAAGCGTTCTACAGTTACATTTTTACCTTGTGTGTTTAAGTACTCGTTGCTTACACTGTCGTAATCTCTTTCACGCAAGTGTACTTTACCAACAAATGAAGAATCTGCAAGTCTATCTCTATCTAATTCTAATCCTGTAATGTAAACACCAATACGTGGCGCACTTGGAATTTTGTTTTCACTATTATCTCTAAGAATATGTCCAACTTGACGAGTAATATCTCCGTACATCACAGGTACTTGTGTTAACTCGCCCTTACCGTCTTTGTAAGAGAAGTTACTCATTAGTCTAACCATTTGAGTAATGTATCTTCTTATTTGTCCATCATAAAAATGTTGCATTAGTTATCCGCCTTTGGTTTAAGTGCGTTAGCAAGACTTTGACGTTCAGTAATAGTTTCACCAGCAATAGTTCCTGAGTTTGTATTATTAATAAATCCAGTTTTGTGTGTATTTTTTGTATTTGTATTTGATAAATCCATACGCACTTTGTCTTCCATCTTAACCCAACGTTGTCCATCAAATCTAAATAATCTGTTTGGCATAAGATCAGTTCTTAAGAAGTAATCGCCTTTAGTTGTTGCAGTCGGGAACCCAGTGCCGTGTCCAAACGCTTCTCCGTTTGGAGGAATACCGTCACCTAATAAGTAACCTTGATAACCTTCTCTGTCTGGTGTTTGATTAACTCTATCTGCAAACTCTCCAGCAGTACTTGCATCTAATGTACTAATATCAGTAGTAACAAGTTCTGGTTTTCCTTCTGCATCTGTTTGAAGTGTGTATAAGTTAGTTGTATCATAACCTGATTGTGGTGAATCTGCTTCTGCTTGATTTAGAATAGCATTATTAATTTGCATTTCTTTATCATATGTAGAAAGCACATCACGTAGTGTTTGTGACGATCCTTCTTCTGTTGGTAAATCAAGTATATCTTTAAATTCTTGTGAGTCAACAATTTGTTTCATTTTTACACGATACAAATGTGGGTACCATGTCTGTGAAAATCCTTCTGCCGCTCTGTTAACATCTTCAACTACATAGAAACGCTTTAATGCTACTTGATAATCATTAAGAGCATGTTCGTCTTTTAAGTGTGGTAATTCAAGTACATCACCTGGCATAATTTTTCTTCCAAGTGTTTTTACACTATAATTAATTGGTATAGTCATAAACAGTGTATCGTTAGTTAAGAATAATCCAAACTGACTCATGTCAAAATCAACATCTTGGGTGTTGTATATTCCTCGTATAACGTAGATATCTGGATCATACTTTCTATCACGGTTTTCCATGAATAGCATGTCCTGTATATTCGTTTCCTTTACAGCGTCATAGCGAGGCTGTGACGGAGTAGCATCCACTTCGTCTGGATTCTTAGGACCTAAGTACTTGTGTACAAAAACATCGGTTCCACCAACTGAAAACATCTCTGTTATAGTCTTATCAAGGAAATCGTAGTCTTTGCCCTTCTCGGGTTTGTATAAACTTATTCTCGGCATTGTACTTGTATTTATCGAACGCATAAATACTAATGGAGACGAAAGATTATGGCAAATATAACAACAGCAAAACAAGAAGTATTTGATTATGTAAGAGCAATGCTCGGCGGAGGCATGATTGATGTTGAACTTGATCCAGAACATTACGAAATAGGCATTAGATCAGCCTTTGACAAATTCCGTCAAAGAAGTGATAATTCTGTTGAAGAGTCATATATGTTTCTTGATCTTGTACTTGATCAGAACGAATACATACTACCAGACGAAGTAATGGAAGTTAGACAACTGTATAGACGTTCAATTGGTTCACGCACAGGAGGCGGTGATGGCGGTACATTATTTGAACCGTTCAACATGGC